TCGCTCCAAATTGACACGGGCTTCCAAAACATTCTGTTAAGTATTCTTTTATGTAATCACGCTCGATAAAAATTTCCTTTTCACGGTTTAAATCTTCCACCAAATAACCTGCTTTTACTATAAATGTATGTCGGTGATTGTGTGATAAAAAATTAACTTCCTGCGGTGCATTTGGATAGTGGTGAAACCCCTCAACCTCAAATTGAATTATAACTGTTGTCTTCATGTTTATTTTATTTAATATAAAGATACTATTTTCTAAGCAATTCCAACACAATTTTTTCTTTTGAGCCGGATTTCTTTTCAAATAATTCAATTACTTCCGCGTAATCTTCTTCGGAGTATTGTAATAAAATGTCAAATTTTTCTTCTTTATCCTCTGGTGTATTGTTTTCTTCGAAAAAGTCATCTAAATTAACGTCGTTATAAATTGGTACTTCAAGTCCCCACTCGTTTAATTTTTCTGGATCCCACTCGTTAGCCAGGTTGTCCCAATCCCACTCACCGAACCCAACGTTGTCCTTAATTAAGAACTCCGCTTTTTGTTCTTCCGTCCATTCGTCTGCTACTATTATCGGTACTTCTTTTAATTTTAGCTCATTTATTGCTTTTAAGCGCATATTACCACCTAAGACAACGTATTTGTTATCTACGTCTGTAAAAACGATTAGAGGGCGTTTATTTAGCATGTCAGGGAACTCCTCGATTGACTTAACTAACTTTCTAAATTTGTCGTCTTTTATTACTCGTGGGTTTTTTGGGTTTGGTTTAACCTCACTTACTTTTACTTTTGTTACCATTTGTTTGGGTTTTGGTATTAAAATATTAAATTATAGATCCCGTAAATTGATAGTGCAAACATTAACCTGTAAACGGAATGCGTTGCTTTTTCAGCGTCAAACATCCATTCTCGAATGTTATCCATTTTCTTCCAGGGAAAAAATAATAGTATAAACCTATCTGTTAAAAACAAGGTTGTAAATATTGGAATAAGTATTATACCGGCTGCAATTTTTAGTTTCTGCTTCATGACTCAAAATTAGTATTTTTTTCTTTGGGTACGTATAGCCTGAATTCTTGCTCGTTTCCATCTGGAAGGCGAACGTTAATAACAGTGTCGTCATGGCTTTCTATTTCTCCAATTACCTCGTTGTTTTTGTAGGCTAATTTGTTATCGAAATCGAAGTGAAAAGTATCTTTATTCATGTTAGTTTTTAATTAAAGATATTAAATATTTAAGTAATTCAAAGGCTCCAATACCTGCAAAGAAAAGTAATAGGCGCTCTTTTACTTTCATCTTATTCTGATTTAAAGGTTTCGTTGTAGTATTGTTCTGCTCTTTCATAATCATAAGCACAAATGTCAAATCCATAATTATTTGCAAACTCTATTATCTGCTCCTTTTCCATTTGCTTGGCTTTTTCGATTGTCAAATTATTATAATTAGGTGATGTTTCATCTAAGTTTAAATGCTCAACCAACCATTCTACTGCTGTCTGTTTCATATCGCGTTATTTTCGTGTTTTAAGCCTTCAAGGTGAAGTTGTAGGCGTTTTAATCCTCGTGAACATAACGCTACTCGATGCACGTATTTTTCTACTAATCTTTCGTGTCCGAATTTAGCAGCCATTGTGGCGCAATCTGCGAAAGTGGCAATGCGATCCTGCATTCCTTCAATCATGTCTTTAGTTTCTTCTATTGTCATTGTGTTTATTTTTTACAAATATATTAAATAATATTAATACTAACAAAAAAAAGGGGATTTATTTCACTCCCCTGCTTTCAAAGTACGCCCAAATCTTTTCAAGTGACTTGCTGGATAAGGTTTTACCGTTTAAAAACACTAACAAATTAGGCTGAAAAACTCCAACCTGCTTCGCGAATGCGTTAACGCTCATCTTATTATCGTGCAAGTACTCTATAATCTTTGATCGCGTGTAATTGTTTAAGTCTGATAAATTCATATTAAAAGTTTAAAAAGTCGTCTACCGTGTTTTTAACTTGGTCCTCAACTGGTTTAAATGATAAACTTAAATAATTTTTACCTTCTTTGGTTTGTTTCTTCCAGGCGCTTAAATAATATTCAGTTCCTGCAATAACTACTTTCCCGTTTAAATCCGGTTGTGTTTCCTTTTGCTTTTTGTCGTTTGTAAACAACGCCCCGCTGTTATCCTTTTTTTCCATTTTGTTTTTGTTTTAATTTATACTCTTTTTTCAACTGTTTCAGCTTTTCTTTTTCTTCGGTTGTTTTTTTAAACTCTTCTTTCATAATTTTTCTATTTCCTGTTTTACTTCCTTCCACCAATCGTAATCTGAATGGTAGCGATTTGATTCTAATACTTCGTCTACTGCAATCAATGCGCATTTTATAGCGTGTGGATATAGCATACACATTGCTTCGTTATCGCATTGTAAGTCTACATTGAACATTCTTTCAACTAATTCTTTTGCTTTTTCTTGTGGTGTCATAATTCGTTCATTAATTCGTCAAACTTTTTACGTGCTTCAATTACTCGTTCGTGCATCAACTCGATTAGTGCATTATCTCGTTTAATTGTGAACCTACGTACACGCTTTTCCTCTGGAATATGGTCAACAATAGCTTCTTTCATTACTATTTTTGTGGCTTTTTCCTCTGCATACGTCCATAAATCTTCAATAGAAGTAGCAAAATTAAACTCGTGAGGTCTGTCAACGAAGTAATATGTTAGGCGTTTTATTTCGGATCTAATTAAATGCTCCGGGTGATTACTTAAAACGTAAACCAATTCCGCTTCCTGGTGTCCTGTTAAGTCCATGTAAGCCTGTAATTGATATTCGTAGGCTTTATTTTCAGGGTTTGCGAACCATGGAAAGGTATCCGCTGAAAAACTCGATTTAATATCCACTAAGTTTATTCCATTGTGATCTGGTTCACCTATGAAAAACTCGTTTACAAGTCGTTTCTTTGGTTGTTTGGTGTCTACGTCTAACCAACCGTAAACCCGTGCCGCTAATTCCATGTTCTGCGCTTCGTTGTAAATACCTTTATCCATTTGTTTTGTCATTACAATAGGCTCCTCAACTCCCCACTTGTGGAATAGTACGTTTTTCTGAATAATTTTAAGTGCTGTTTCACCCCAAAGTTCTTCTTTTTTTCTACCTTGAGTCATTAACCCCCCTAATTCGGAGGGTCTTATTAACCAACTATGCTTCATTTTACAGGTCATTTAAAGTTAGTAACTGTTCTTCACTGAGGTCGTATAGCTTTTTGGCTAATTCTACGGTAAAAGTTCCGTGTTTCGGGTGTTCCGTTCCGTTCATTATATGACCTACCAACTGATTAAATTGATTTACGGATAACTTTGGCGGTTGCTGTGGCTCTGGCTTAGTTGTTTCCTTCTTAACCTGTTCCCCTGCTGCATCGTTATCCACGTCTGTTACCAACGAAAGGCTTACGGCTAACGAGTACCTGCGAAAATAAGTAATTCCCGATCCAAAAGATTGGTAATCATTCATTTTTGCTATGCTTATTCTCGGTATCTCAACACAACTGTCAATCATTTCACCGCTTTCAATGTGAACTATCGTTGTACTAAGGTACGTTATCCCCTCTTTTGTGTTTAATTTCTGCACGTATGTAAGACCGTGCTTATCTAATAAAGGGTTAATTACTTCCAAAATCGTTGGAAGGTCGGCATACGAGTAACCGTAGCCCTGGGTTCCTTTGTGAATTACCGGAACTTCTTTTTGAAATTGCGCGAACGCTTTAATTACTTCTTTCATATTATTTGTTTTTATTGTGTTGCAAAGATAATTAATATTTTTTAATATAAACTAATTTATTTAAAGAAATTTACTTAACCCCTCTGCGCATCTGTTAATTGAATTTGCGCGTTCCTGGAGGCTTTTTATTTGGTCGGCAATAGTTTCCCTACATTCAGTCGTGAAATAGCCGTTAGAGGTCGCTATAAGCGGAATTAAGCCATTTGTACGAATATAGTTAACTAACTTTCTTAACCTCGGTTGTGTTAATCGTGTTTTGTAACCGTTATTTTCTAAAAATAAGTTCATGCGCTGAACTATTAAATCCGCTTTGATAGGGTTATTTTTCTTGTACTGACGAAAGCCATGTACTACGATAGGAATTAACTCCATTTCTTCTTTAGTTAATTCGTGGGTCTGCTCTTCAAAAAAAGTTATCATGAGTAAATTGTTTAATTGTGTTATTTCGTTTTTTAAGTCCTGAATTTCTTGGTAAACTTCTGGTGTCATAAGTCGCCATTATCTGCAAAGCTGTAATAACTTTCTTCGGTTAAAATAATGTGATCCAAAAGGCACATATCAAATAACTTACAGGCTTCTTTTATGCGCTTTGTTATGTTTATATCGTCCTGGCTCGGTGTTAATTGTCCGCTCGGGTGATTGTGGCAAATTACAAGTGAACTCGCTAAGCTATCCACCGCATATTTAAAAACTAATTTCGTGTCAATTATAGTTCCTGTTACTCCGCCCTGGGATATTTTTGCGTATCCTATCGTATCGTTTGCTCTATTAAGCAATAGTACAAAACAACTTTCATATATCGATATATCGTCAAAATAAAATTGACGAATGTAATCGGCAGCAATTTGTGAATTGTTTACTTTCACCTTTGGTAAATCGGAACTAACTTTTTTTAGTTGGTATTCGGATATTGTTTTCATTGTGTTTTGTTTTATTGTTTCCGTAAAATTACATATATTTTTTAATATAGCAACTATTTTAGAAAATATTTTTTAAAAATTTTTTGTCAGCTCCTTAAATTCCTGGATCATTTCTTTTATTTCAGTTACTGAATATTGCCTTTGTTGGTGAGCTAATATATCCAACTCCTCTAAATCTTCACGGCTGTATTTTAGTACAAAGTTTAATCGATAGTCATTAATTGCACCCCCGTTATATTGGTTGCAGTTTATACATTGACCGTTTATATTTTTTAAATTGAAACGTACTGAGGGGTAATTTCCGACGGCGTATAGGTGTCCCGCATCCATTTTACCTTTGATTGGTTTTTGGCACGATATACACGGTTGACCCTTGTCCCGCATTCGGACGTATTTATTTACTAACTGTTGAAGGATTTTTTCGTAATCCTTTTTTGTCATTAGCTCAACCTTTAACTTTGCTTTCTTTTTTTTCCATTGCTTTTCCTGTTCGGTAGTTACCCAAACTTTAACGCATTCTGGTTCGAAGCAATACTTTTGATTGAATCTGACCGGCTCAAATAGTTGTTTGCAGTTTTTGCACCTCACAATTCATTCATTTTATTTTGTGTTTCTACTATTTCCTTTAACTCCTCTATTTCCTTAGTTTGTTTTAATACTATTAATTCAAGGTCTAAGTTCCTTTGTCTGCTCTGGCGCCAATCGTTTTCAAGTTCCGTAAAAACTAAATAACTATCGGTTAGTTGTTCAATGCTTTTTTCCATTGGTTCAATGTAGTCAAGGCGCGTTGGTTGTTTCTGCTTTATTTCTTCTAAGGTTAATTTAATACGCATTAATACAGTATTTACGTTTACCTTTGCTGTGATTATATCCAATAAATCTAATTTAGAAGGGGTCATTGCTTTTTAGTTTTAATTTGTCTGAGGTACTCATTATTTCTTTTCCGTTTACAATATCTAAGTTAATTACTTTTTGAGGATTCTGAGCCGGGAATAAATTGCTTTTCGGTCTGTGTTGCTGTAATGGATCCACGTTGCCAACTTCGAAGCCTAATCCACTATTAAAATTACATAAAATTGGTTCATTTAATCCGGTATGCCTTCCACCTGTTTCAATATCTTTAACCTTTTCCACATTTACCCAGGTGACGTATTTCATTGTCGGGTGCTTTACTAATCTGTGAATAACAAAGAAATCATCGCAACGGTTACTAAATGCTTTTCCACCTTCTACATGATCCTTCATTGGCGGTTTTAAGTTACCTTTCCATTCGCCTTCCGTGTAAACGTTTCCACCTCTTCCGCTTTCTGTGTTCGGGTGCGTATTTATGTATATTGTCATACCTGTAAAATTAACTACTTTCCTAACTTCATTCATAAAATTATAGTTTCCTTCGTAGGTCATTTGCCTATCGAGTCCCGTGAACGGGTCTATTAACCCAACCTTACATTCGCTTTCCTGAAATATCTTTAAAATTTCTTCCGGTTTGTATAACTTTTTATTATCTACGAATTGAAAAAACTGCTCTAAATAAGTTGCGTGTTTAATTATTTCTTTTTCACTTAGGGTTTTAAATTGTTGCCCTGAGTACATTTGGATCATGTCGCGTAGTATTTTCCATTTGTCATTTTCACCGCTCCAAATACAGAACGTTAATTTATGTTTTAACGCCAGGTTTAAAAAATACCAATTTATCCAATACGTTTTCCCTACGTTGTCATGTCCTAAAATTATATTAACCTGCTTTGGTTTAAATCTTAAATACTCATCCAACGGGCAACCTATTTCAAGGCCGTGTTGTATTTTTCCATTACGGTAGTTTATTAACTCGTCTACTGAATCGCCTATTTGCTTAATCATAACCCTTGTTTTTTAGCTAAATAATATTCCGGGGGGTTGACATCGTTATCCTGGCTGTATTGCTCTGGATTTCGTTTATACCAAGTTCGCAATCTTTGTTCAATCCCGAATGTAGTTTGCTTTTCAAATCTTAGTTTTTTATCCTTTGCCCCGTGTTCGGTCCAATAGTGGTAAAAATCATTTAATAACCTACGTCCGTATTTTTCTAAAAAAGGTGCAAGTGAGGAAGCAAATTGTAATTTGCGCTCTTCAATAGTTTTTTCTTTTACTTTCCCTTTTACTTTCTCTTTCTCTTGTTGGGAAGGGTCTTTGGTAGGACCTACGCAACCCCCTTGCCAAGGGTCTTCGGTAGGGTGTAATTGATTAACCTTATTTACATATCCATCAATCTGTTTGTCAATGGAATGCTTCTGCGAAAGGTAGGCAAATTTTACCATACCGTTTAAATCGGTTTCCTCATTAGTAAACTGTTTTTTCAATAAAGCATCGTAAAATGCAAGCCTATCCTTATCGCTTAATTCGTTAGCTACTTCCCAGTAACTCCGATAAAAATTAAATCCCTTCCTCATCTTGAATCAATGCTATTTGTTTACGTAACTCTTTACTAAATTTTATTGCCGTTGCTTTATCTAAGCAAATAAAATGCTCAATACTGTGGTGCATTTCAATACCAATAAAAATTTCATTTCTCGTATTACAAAAACATCTTAACTCGTGATCATTTGTTTCAGATTTTTCAGAACCGTAAAATACTAATTGTACCATGATTTTAAATAAATGTTTTCAGAAAACAAGTAAACTTTTGTAAATAAAAAAACCCCTTAAATCCTGTGCGTCTCACTTCACATTCATTAAGAGGTTTAATAACATCTTTAAGTTCTATATTGTGAGACGGAACTATTTGCAAAATTAAAAATTATTTTTTAATCTAACTCCTCATTAGTATAAATATTTTTTCTTATCCTAAAATTCCTAAGCCTTTGCAGGTGCAAACGGTAGAAATATTTGTGCGCTCCACACGTTAGTTCAAAAGTCTTGAATCTCATTTTGTATTTTTCTTATTCGTTTTGTAAATGCAAGTGCGTCCTCTGGCTTCCCTATGTAGTCCAATCCTATGTTCAACGAATGGTTTAAACTTTGAATACAGACGTCCTTAACCGTGTTTAATTTAGCATCCGGCATTTGGTTCCAGGTCTTGTGTAATATTTGCTGCGCTTCCTTCATAATATCCAATCTTTAATTCTTGTAATAAGATCCACTTTTTCACTAAATCGTATACCTGTTTGATTTATCCTTTCGACTTCAATATCTAATTCCATTTTCATAAAAAACAAATCTTTTTCAATGGTGCTTTTACAACACGGGTATTCGTCAGTATTTATTTTTTTATGCAGCTCGTTAATTGAAATAACCCTTAAATTATTCATAACGTTGCATATTCTATTTATTCTTTTTAGTTTATTTAGTACCATGTTTTTAAATATAACCCCCTTTAATTATTTGATTTCTTACTAAAAAATTATGTCTTAACGAATGACTCATTTTCTTACGGAATTTCCTGTATTCGTACACTTTACCGTGTCCCGTTTCATGCGTTACTTTAAACAAATATAAGTTATCCACGAACCAACGTATTTCGTATTTACTTAAGTCATAGCATCGCAAATACCTATCTTGGTAGAGTATCGAGTAAAGGCATCCGAACGTTTCGTTGCTTACCAATATCGCGAAAGGCTTTTGCGTTCTATGTAACTCAATTAGTATCATTCCACCAGTGCCGTAATACGACTGCAATAATTACAAAATCTAAGCACAAAATAAGTACATCCCAATTCATAACCTGCTTTTTATTGTGTGAATGGTTACATTACCCTCTGACTTCTCCGAGTACTCCCGCTTCCTTAAATACCATTGACTAAATTTAAACTTCACAGGGTGCAATTTCCTCCTATCGATATGCTCATAACATTCGTTACCTTCCAGGATACGTTGTGTTAAATTCTGCATCGAGTCCTTTAACTCGTTTATATTGGTCCAATCCAATTCAATTAGTACCCGCTTAGTTAAATTGTTACGGCTCATTTCTGTACATTATTAAAATTAACAGGTATAAAATTAGGTCTTTGCATTTGTTCATTTATAGCTTCTAAATAACGAAGGTACAAATCAATATTGAAACTCCCGCCTTTGTCCATTAAATCGCCTCTAAGCGACTTATTTCGCCAGAACCTGGCGCACCTCATTACGTTTGGTCTTACCGGTTGAAAATAGTTATCGTTAAATTGCGGTTTCATGGCTGTAATTTTTATTGATTAATACTTGAAGCTCTTGTAATTTTTCTTCTGTAAGATCCAAAGAAAGTCCATTCTCGTTTTCATCGTAGCATTCAACTACTTTTGAAATTGTAGGCGTATGCGACTGCCAACTTCCTAACCTGTAATTCAAAGCGATTACATAAGTAATACCGTTTTCACATATTAACACGCTATCGTCTGCCATGTTAAATTCTAAATAATTTTCTACTGTGTTCATTTTGTTTGTTTTTTTGTTTATTTAGGTTGTTTAATTTGATAGGTTGCAAACGGTGTCCAAAGAGCATAACCTTGTAATAGCGGTGTTTCAATGTCAATCCAATAACCTTTTAATTTTTCTAAAGCATAAGTTAACGTAACTTCTGATTTTTTGCCTGTTTCTTGGCAAGTTCTAATAACTTTAATTTCTGTTTTCATAATGTTTTGTTTTTAATTATATACCAAAGATATATATATTTTTTAATATAACAACTATTTTAACAAAAAAATTTTAACTTTTTTTTCTGTTAATAAAAAAACCCCTGCCTAAACAAGGGTTCTTAACACAATAAAACAAACAATATAGAAGAACAAATGTACTATTTTAAACGTCGCAACACAATACGGCTAATAAATTTTCCGATTGTCTGCAGGATCCCGTTTTTAGCATCTACAGTAACCGTAGTTCCTTCCTTAGTTTTTTCAATTTCTATGTCTAATTTCTTGCCGTCGTACTTGAATTTCTTTTCCTCTGGCGTGTTCTTTATCTCTACGTCCACGTTTTTACCCTCATAGGACGCTTCTAAGCCACTTTCGTCACGCTTAACGTGTATTTCTTTATCGTTGGCTTTTACGTTCACCTCAACGGGTTTTTTAGCCTTGTCGTTTTTCTTTGTCATTATGCTTCGTTTTCTGTTATTAATCCTTTTGGTGCTAACTTCACTTTCCGAACGTTTGCCGGTTGTGCTATTTTCCACGCTGTTCGTCGTGCCTGGTTTAACCTGCTCTTTGCTATCCTTGAAACGCTTACCGAATTATTTTGGTTTCCGCCTAATACGTGATAATGTGTATCATCTTCACCTACGTAAATTCCTACGTGTCCGCCGCCATTCCTTTTAAAGGTTAAAATATCTCCTAACATTGGTTCACTTACCTGGGTTCCGTACTTATTCCAATTTAAGGCCCACAAGGGACGTTCTACAACTTGGACCCCTGCCATCTTTGCACAATAAGCTATAAATAAACCGCACCAAGGAATTTCGTCATTCGTGTATACTGAGGAAAGTTTCAGTTCTTTGGCCCAATTTAATATAATAGGGTTATGCGTTTTACCTACGAATTCCTTAACTCCAATTAATTTAACCGCTTGTACTAATATTTTCGGACCTGTTTCAGATTTTAACCACTCGTAACTCATTGTAATTTGTTTAGTTTTTAATCATTTTCCCAATCGTAAAAGTTAATTATCTCGTTCGCAATAGCGCCTAAGCAAAGAATTCCGAGGCTAATATACGGTTTTTGTTCTGAAAGTATAGCACTTGCACCTAAAATCGCTGTAACGGCTTTAATACAAGTGGCAATTAATTTGCCTATTCGGTTTTTATCCCCGTAGTTTTTTAATCTTCTCACTTAGGTAGTCTTTTGGAATTATCGCTTCGGATTGATTAGGAAACGTTACGCGATCATTTTGTTTCTGGAAGTATTTACGATCATCCAAACAGTCGTATAACTTCGCTTCAAGCTGTTCCACTTTGTTATGCGTAACCCAAAGCCACAAAGTTAGTAAACCTGTTACGCCGTATTGCTTAATTATTTTTATCCATGCTTCCATTATTCAAAAGGATTAGGTACGGTAACTTCAAATGTACTTGGCTCTCCTAATATTACTCTTAAACTATCATCAAAAGTTATGTAGTAAAATATAGGTTTATCCAAAGTTGCCGTACTATAATCAACCCAGTATTGAGTAACATCATCTGGTGCAACAGGTAAGCCATAGTAATCAGCACATTGCTTTCTTGCGTCTATTGCATCTTGTTCATTCGTGTATTTGTAGCCTGTTACTTCCATTAGTAAATAGTATAGAATGTGTTAATATTTGACTCAATTCCTGTTCTATTTGCTGATTGGTCTGAATTGTATAAAACAGCTTCTTGCAAATTAGAGTTTGAAAAGTTACCAGATGCTCCGCCAATAGAATCAACTAATGTTGAATAAACCAACCCCGCTGAACTTGATGTGATAGCACTACCATTTTTAAATATTGACATTGTGCCAACTGAATTTTGACCTGTCAATAATAACTGAGCAGTTGTTGTGTCGGTGAATGTACTTGATAAATATGAATTTGTTTTACCAAGATAATAGTATTTATTATCCGACCATAAATAAAATGCATAACCACTTGTACTCCATCTTGCTAAACCTATTAATCTACTTCCACTTGAGATACGTTTACCTACAAATGATGTATAACTGGATGCTCCAACTGTTATTGAAGAAGCTAAATTCATTAGTTTGTTTGCATCAAATAAAATTGAATTCTTTCCATTAGTTGTAAGCATTGCACCAGCTTTAACAATCTGAGGCTGATTAAAAGCTGTTGATTGAGTTGCATTATTAGCATTCCCACTTTGGTCATACCACGTCGTTACAAAGCCATCACCAGGTCCACAAAATGTAAGCAATGCAGCCGTATCTAAAACATTGTTTGAACCATATCCAATATTTTGCTCTGCATTATCACTTGAACGCCTTACTCTTATTGCACTCCCTGTATATGCTGTTCTTAGTTTCCTAAGTGAATAAGCTACCGCAGCATTTGGATAGGTGTCCAATAGTAATAAAGGAGCTGGAGCGCCTCCGTCAAATTGACGATTTAAAAACATACTATTTCCGTACCCTATCATAATACCAAAGCAACCGAACCACTTGTTAATTTAACAGAAGTAAATACCGCTTGATTAAACGGGGTTATAATCGCTCCTGCTTTTACTGCTGTTGCAGGTGTAGCAATATACGTACTTTTAACATCATTACCGCCTGTTTTAATATGGTCAAAAACAGTATCCTCTAACACTACTATTGCCCGAACATTTTTAGCATACGCCGTAGTGCTGTTTAATACATACGTTCCTTTTGCTGCTGTTAATACTGAATCGCTACCATTTGAAGCGCTTAATTGATAAACTGAGGGACTTGCCATGATTTATTTTTTTTTCAAAGTTAATATTCTATTTTTTTATTTTTTAGTAGTAGGTTCTTTTGTTTTTAAATTTATCACTTACTACGCATTTCAACGAAGCCTTACGTGAGAAATCGTAATACGTTAATTCCGGACTCTGGCTTACAATTACCGGTAAATCATTTATGCAGTAATCGTGGTTATGTGCGTTGTAATCTGAAATAAACAAGTTGTTTTCACTTAATAAGTAAAAATCTACCAAAGGTTTCGTAACACATTTCAAAGAAGGATCCACTAAAATTTCGTATTCGTTTAAATTCTCACGAATAACACGCTTCATTTCTCGGTTATTGTAAATTATGTTATCAATTTCGGTGTTCGGTTGCCGGTTTCCAATATATCCATTGAACCTAAATGTACTTTCCACTCCAGAACCTGTAAAATTTATCTGTTCTATCTCGTGGTAACCGCTAAAATCTGCCCGTATTCGAGCCGTTGTTAGCGCGTTTTGGATAGTGAAAGGTAGTAATCTATATTTTCCCCACGTGAATACGCCCTGAATGCCCGAAATTTCATAAGCAACCTTTAATTCATAACACCCTATTCCGTCCGAAGTTAACACGTCAATCCAATTTATGGTTGTATAATAGGCATTCGGTTCATTTTGGAAGGCAACCGCTACGGGTTGGTAGATTGACGCAACGTTATCTTTAAAAAGTTCAAAGCTAACTGAGTCAGCCGGATCGCTTAATTTAATCCATGCGCTCGTCTTATCCGTTTCCCAACTATTTGACGTGTTTTTTGCAAGTACTAATTCCTCACAACAACAGTCTTCTAAGCCTCTATCCTGGTCCGCACATTGCTTAGGTAGTTTAATCGACTTATATTCAAAAAATTGTCGGTCTTCATGTCCGCAATCCCCGTCACAATCGTCTGTGGTTTCAACGTAATCAACTGTTCCCGGTAACCATACGGGCGTCGTTGCTATTGGACACGGGTTGCCGTTGTTTTTTATCGAAGTTAAGTACGGTCCCGCTCCTATTGTTTCGGTTATATTCCAATCACCTGGTGAACTTGCATCGTGCCAAATGTAATACGTCGTTCCATAGTAATCAAATTCATAAGTATTGAACCCGTTATAAGTTCCCGTTGGACTTAACTCGTAATTTAATTGTGGGTTACCGTATTCGAAGGTAAGATTTAAGCAATCACACATAGCAGCCTTTTATTTTTGACGTGAATTTAACGCCGTTAGACAAATTAATTTTATTAGGATCGAAATAACATTCAATTAACGCTTCGTTAGGGTTCGGGAAAGTTAACGTAGCCACTGAGCCAGAAATAGGCGTTAACGGGTTCGCTAAATCGTTATCAAAAGGTATAACAGTTGAACAAATCCAACGCGGGGCGCTTTCCGTAGGTTCAATTGTTATCATTCCCCAAACGGTAACCGTGTCCCAATCGCCCGAAATAAGCGTGTGTAACGCACTTACTTTGTGTAATTCACCCTCTACTATCACTCCAACGGTTTGCGACGTGCTAACGACTTCTAATTGCATCGTTTGGTCGATATTCGCATCGCTGTCGTAATCCTTTATTACTATTGTTTCCTTGTATTGTGAATCTAAGCCGTCAATGTTTGCCGTAATTCTTAACTCTAAATTCCAATTGGTTTCAGTTCCATACGGTACCCAATTTTTAGTCTGTTTATTAGGGTAAAAATCCGCATCTGCATTTGTTTGTGCTATCCAATATTCCCAATTATAGAAGAAAGGAAAGTTAATACTAAATCCGTAATCTGTTAAGGTATCAATAGTTCCGTAACGTTCGAGCCTTGCCGTTCTTTTTTCAGAAGTCGTTGGAAGCGTTGTAATAACGGTTTGACTTTGGTTTATGTTATAGTATCCCCCAACCTTTGGAACGCCCGTAAAATCAAATAAAACGCTGTTGAGTAAAAACTCGTCATTACTTACTGAATTTACTGCCCAAATTTCTGCCTTTGTGTACGTAATATCTACGTTAATCGGTACTATAAAGCCACCGGAAAACGCTATATCATCCTCAACGTTTCCTTCAAAGCCTAATTTTGTAAGGTCTGGAAGTACTATGTTTTGTGAATGATCCACAAAGCGGTGAACTACCATGTTAAGCGGGTCGCCTTGTTTCGCTTGTGCTGTTAGTTGGTCCGCAAATAACAAAAGGTTTACCGTTCCGTATTTTGCCCAAACATCAAACAACCTATCCCCGTCGTTTCTGGCTTCCATAAATATTGTGAAATCATTGTTAGGCGTGAACTCCCAATCCCACGTTGTAACCGTTCCAACTGTTACCGGGTTGCTAAATTCTAAGGTGTAACCTGCTCCCGTTGGGTTCGTTGGTGAAGTAAGTAAAATCGGTGCTGTTCCCGTAGTGGTTTCAATGAACATGCTTAGTTCGCTCTGGTCTACGGTTTTATTCTTATAATACGCATCGTCCGTAGGAATGTAACCCGCTCCAAATCCAAAGTCTGTACTCGCTGAGTCTATTGAAATAGTACCCGTTTGCGTAGTATTATATTCTAAGGTTGCAATTCCTTGTACTAAGGTCGCGTCAATTACTCCCGTATTGTAGGCTTCATCGTACCAACCAGTGTCGGCGTTATCACAAATTACATAAGAATAATTATTGTTAGGGTTTCCGTAGGTACGCGCCCAAACAGTACCGAAATACGCTTTTAAACAACTGCCAAAATTAAAGGAACTTTCTGACATCGCACCGCCTTGAATAAACTCAACGGTTAATGTATAAGTTCTGCGATCATTTGGATAAGAAGTTAAGTCTTTAATCGAAGCATTTACCGTGTATTGTCCTGACTTTATATTGACCTGCGTACCTGTAACAACTTGGTTCGTTGTAGTTCCTGTTAAATCAAAAAATATTCTGTTTACTGAACCGTCTATTTGGCTATTTGGCGTTAACGCAGCGGCCTGTTGAATGAAGTTAAGGTTTAATTCTAAGCCGTTACGCTTGTTTCCTGTTTTGTATTTAACAATCAAAGCCACGTACTGAGTACTACTTTTCCACGTAACGTGCGCATCTACTATTATATAACTTGCCTCAACTACTAAAACGTCAACCGTAGTCGTAGCGTGAACATTTCCGTTGGAATTGTAAACAACCACGTCTATTTCGTCACCAACCTGAAAGCCTTCCGTTAAGAAGTTTCCACCGCTCCACGTTATTTGGTTTGTTCCTGGCGTATAACTTAAATAGTTAATCGGTGAGTCAAATACCGATATTTGTTCTAAAATCTGACACGTAAACGTATGTTTATCTCCTGCATTCGCTTGGTAGAAATTCAGCGAATTTGCAAACATATCTTCGAAATCCTTATTACTTACTGCTATTGGCATATTTATTCAGTATTATATTTACGCTATTCATGTCTTTTGCTTGACGCGCTTGTGCTAAATCCTTCAATAATTGGTCTGCTGTTTCGGGATCCGTTTCCGCCACTTCCTTAATGGCGTTATGCGCCGCATCTAAAATACCTTGTAAAGAGGTCGATAGGTTTTGCGCCGTTGCCTTAAATTGGTTTAATTGCTCTTCTGTCATGCGTCTATTTTTAGTAATTCTACTTTTCCATTTGCCCAATCCATAGGCTCTTTATACGTTAATTTTGCGTAACTCTTTTCGTCAATCCATTCAATCCGTAGTATCTCGCACCACTTGTTATTTATGAACGCAAAGTTATTGTTCTGCAAAGCTACAAATTCCGAATGTCTTAATCTTATTCGAGCCTCTTCATGTATAATAAAATCGTTATCCGCTATGAAATTAATGTAGTGAAAGTTATCCCACAAAGCCGTTGCGCTGTAATGCGTTTCATATTTTAGCCTATCCAAACTCACTCTACTATTGTTTCCGGGCACCGGCTTAACGTAAAGGCTTTTTGTAATACCGAAATACTCGTTGCTTATTTTTAAGGCGTTTACACGGTCTAATATTTGAGCAAAATAATTCGTTCCACCTAATCCAAAAGTAATTACGTTTGTTATTACGTCTACTGAAACGGCGAAAGGTATTGCAAGTAATTCCAAAAAGCCTAAATTTCCCTTGTAAGCACCCATTGAAAAGTTCATTCTAACCTCATTCAATCCTTTGATAGTAACTAAATCAGGTTGCGTTGTTGGCATCGTATTTTCTGTTGAGTATTCCGCATGGTGATAACCAAACATTTGCCCGTCTACCGTATGCGTATCGGTGTAATCTAATGCGTAACTAATGTAATATCGCTTCCAAGTTTCTTCGGTATTGTACGTAAATTGTTCGTCGCGGTCGGGTTGCAGGTTCAAAGCTGGTTCTAACATTAAACTCGATTGTGTTTGTAGCCAGTCCCTGCGTTCTATTCTCGCGGTTTTTGTAGTCGGGTTAATATAGAGCTTTGCATTGAATTGTTTTAATACCTCGTCTAACCAATCGCCAAATGTCGGTGTCGTGTCCGAAGCTGAACAGTGTCCTGAGTTAAAATAGTCTGGTAAATTGTTAGAAATCTTATCGAAAAAACTTTCATTTGTGCTTTGTAAAGGTATTGGAAGCGTAAACCAACCGGGGTAATATGTAAAAATTGTACTATCCAAGGCCGTATAACCTAAATATTGACATCCTTTTTTAAATATTTCTTTATAATACAGTCCTTTGAGGTATTTAATTCGAGGGAAAAGTATAGGGAAAAGCTGAGCCATTAACACAATTAACGCACCTAATAAGCTAATAAAGTAAATCAATTGTATTGCGAATTTTAACGTACCTTGAACGGGTGTCGTTGCTATTTCTGCTGCCCTATCCTGTAAATCTTTTGCCGCCTTAATTAATTCCAAAGTGATTAAAAAGATACTTATTGCCATGTTAAACGCATCTGAGGAAGCGTTGTCCCGAATAACAAAATACCCAACGTCTTTATAATCAAAGAACGTGGGGTTATCTTTTGCCATTAAATCGAAGGAAGTTCCCCGTGCTTTGTCCCAAAAATCATCACTACCATTTCGCCTTTTTAACTTAACCTCAACTTCGTGTTGTCTTATTAAGGGTTTATTTGAAGGGTCTGAAAGGTCTATATAATAGTCAAGGGTAACGTTTTCCATTTCTACCGTGTACGGTATTCCTAAAAATAAGCCGTTATTCTGGATCCAATTACGTATTAATTCGTTCGCTTCACGTGGTAAAATAACCGTATCCACGTTTAAACTAAGGACCTCGGGGTTGCCCGTGAAATCACTTACTACCCCTATCGAATCCCTGTTACGTGGGCTTATTTCTATTCCGTTTAATAAATGCCTCATTTTCTAACTTTAAAACGGTTGTAAACTGTGGTATTTCCCTGCTTTGTGCTTTGTACTATTTCCATTGCGCTCTGCGTTATTTCTCCTAACTGAATATTCGTTTCAGGTTTGTGCTTAATTACTTCGGTAAGTGTATCTAATTTATTCACTAATAAGGCTAATTCTAAGGAATTATGCGCCGTGTCCTTACCTATTAACCTTCCGTTTTGGTAATCTGTAGCCAGTCGCGTTAATTGTTCGTTGGTTAGACTTCCTATTTGGTCGTTTAAACTCTTTGGAATAACTCGCTCGTGTGGGTGAAGTACCGCGTGAAAGCCTCCTTTTCCGTCTACGCCACCACCTGCGCCCGTATCTTCTGTTCCTTCGTAAAACATCGGTAACGTACTAATGAATGCCTGTAATAAACTCGCATCGCGTATAGTATTTGCTAAGGCTGTTTTCGGATCCTGTGCCGCGTGTCCTGCGTAGGTTTGATAAATAGTGTTCGCTAATTCCATACGTTGCTGACGTTTCATTTCTCGCTCTTTACGTTGGTTGCTTTCCGCTATTATTCGCTCCTGCTCTGCAAGGGATTGTTCTGCATTTATATTTCCGTTGGCTGCTAACTCCCTGTAAACCTCCGCTTGTTTTTCGGCTGCGCTAATTTCTTTGTCAATAAGCGCTATCCTTTCGTCAGATTGTTTTTTAAAGAAGTCCGTAGTTTGTTGTGCATATTGCTTACTGAGTTCAAAGTTTTTATTTAAAGCTTCTCCATATTTTTTATTTACCTCTGCTAATTCTCTTGCCTTTGCTTCTGCAATAATTTTTAATTGTTCTGCATTACCTTTTGCTTTTTCTTCTAATTCAAAGTATTTATCGTTTATGGCTCTTATTTCTCTTTGTGTTTGTGTTAAGGTAGCATTATAATTATCTTCTTGCAGACCTTCTATAATATCGGCCAATTCGTTTGCATTTCTAATAGTTGCTCGGTCAATTTCTGCCTGTGCATCAATGTACAATTGTTTTTCTTGATCCTTGTATTTTTGTATTATTGCATTTATATCTTTTAGTTCCTGTTCTTTTAAATCCTTAGTGTCCTTTCCGGCTTTATCTGCTAAATCAAACAAAGTTTCGTATTGAGTCATGACATCTTGTATTTCTTTTTCCTGTGCATTAGTTATTCTGGAGATACGATCACGTTCTATTGCTTCATAATATGCCTTCAATGCATCATTCATAGTTGTAACCTGTTTTGTTGCAGTGCCTAAATTTCGTGTGCTTTGTGTTGTTTGTTTAACTCGGTAATTGTATTTTCCTAATTCTTTATTTAAGTCTAAACCGGACATACCAAGATCATTCAATTCAAGTCCCAAGTTCATTACTTCAGTTTGCAAATCACGATAGGTTTCAATTTGTTGCTCACCAAAAGATCCTTGTAATTTCAATGAATTTAATGTGGATTGTTCTACAGCCGTTTGTCCTTTTAAAAATTTGTCAAAATCAAATTCTTTGTAAGGATCATCAATCGGAATCCCTAATGTAGTTCTGGCCTTATTTGCTAATTCAATTTGCTTTTCAATAATTTTAGTAATTTTTTCTTCATTTTGTTTTTGTCTTATTTTTAATGTTTGAAAAGTAATGTAATCTGCTACGGCTTGATTTAATTGAGCCTGGAAATCTATTTCACTTGCCATATTTTTTAACGTAGTTCCATATTGACTGTTAATTTGATCAATCAAATTTTTACGTTCCTTACTATTTTGATTGGTCTGTTTTAATTGTGCAACAAGACCTACAAAATTAGCTGTTTGAGTTGCAATTTCTTGATTTTCTGCCTTTTGCTTTTCTATTAATTCCTTTTTTTGAGCCAAACGATCCTCTTCCATTTCTTGCCACGCCTTTCCTTCATCTGATAATTCCGAAAATTTAGAAATTGCATAACCTAATCCCGTTACAATTAATCCTATTCCGGTCACAGCAAATGCTTTACCGGCTGCAGTAAGTTGTTTAAATGCACCGGAAGCCTTTGCACCAAATGCAGTAATTGAGGCTTTTATTTCAACAAATTTTTGGTCTATTTCTCCCAACGTTTTTAAACTATCCGACAAATTCATTAATGCCGTTAATCTCATTAAAGACTTTTGTACGTTTTCGCTTTCAACTCCCATTAAAGCCATTGACGCCTCAACCCCTTGAAAACCTGCAACTCCTAATTGGGCCGTTGTAACAAATCCACCTGCTAAATTTTCCACTGCATTTCCCGCTGTGGCTTTAATTGTTGCGTTGGTGTCATCTATTTGATCTTTTAATTCTGCGGCTCGTTGTGTCATTTCTTGAAAACGAGGATCTGTTTGCTCTAAGTTTTGCAATTCACGAACTAATTGCCTAAATTCCATTTTTAAATTGCGGGTTGCACCTTCGTAATTACCTACGTTTCTTTGGTGTTGACCTACTGTAGCATCAACTTCCTTTAACTGTTTGTCGAGTTTTGTAATGGTATTTAGTAAATCCTTTGCCTCTTGCGTGTTGGTTTGGTTGGTTACTGCTAAATCTTTGTATGCTTTACGGGCTTTATTTAATTCAGCGCTTAATTTAGAGTACGCACTCACTTCATTCTGTGCGTTTTTAGCCGTTTTCTCTTGTTCTTTGGCTAATCGTGCCGCCTCTTGTGCCTGAGCCTTCTGTAACTTAACTAATTCGGCTTCGGCTTTTATCCTTTGTTGGTCCGCTTGTGCTTTTAGTTTCTCAATTTCTACGGATTGTTTCATTAATTTGTTAGCCTCTTCACTGACTGCCGTGAATTGTTTTAACTGAGCTGTTGAAGCCTGAGTATTTGCCGTTAATTCGTTCTTTAAACCTTGTGCCGTTGCTTTTAATTCAGCCTGTAATTCATTAAATACTGCAAGGGTTTTCGTTGCCGAGTCCCGGACCCCTTTAAACAAGTCCTCTTGTTCGAATAAATCACTGCTACTAATTTTTTTTGCCATCGTTCTGCGCTTTTATGTATCTTTCGTATTCTTTTTGTAGGTTAAAAAACTCCAATACCGTTATTTCCTTTGGTTTTATCCACTGACCTAACCACTTCGATAAGTGAATTAAGGTCTGGTCTATACTTACTCCCGTTCCCGCCGTGCTTATAATGTTCTTTAACCTGGTTTCTTCCATTTCAATTAAGGTTAATTTGAACCTGTCGCCACTAATTACGTACTCGAGTTCTTGAATGGCTTTGTCTTTTATGCATTTTAATATTTTTTTATGCACCTTACTAAGCCCAAATTCCTTCAAATACTCATCGTAAACCAATTCCCACGCTTCCACGTCCTTTTGTTCTGAGCCATTTTGAGCCCTTCTAATGAACTTTAATTCACCTGCTAAGCATTTATTCCAATTGTATAACGGCAATTCGTCAATCGCCCTGTAATATCCTTCTAACCTCTTTGTCGTATCGTTCGAGTAATTCGGTTTTAAGTTTTTCTTTGCTTTCTTCCGTGAGTCCAATAATGCCCTCACCAAATTTCGTAAATAAGTTATCATTGTCTTTTATTGGGTCTGCGTCTACTTCGAAAAAGTCTTTTCCTAACAAAAATACCATACTTCTGTAAAAATCACCCGTGTCAAATAAATTGTACGGCTCTCCTTCCTTTTTACGCCCGTTGGTTAACATTTCAGTATAGGCTGAATAATAACCTATAATTTGTCCCGTTTCGTCAACTCCTTTTTCAAATAATTGATCCTGTTGAATGTACTCAACTATTATTTTATTCTGTAAATTCTGGTCACTAAATACCCTAATCCATACTTCCGCAGGTTTTAAATATCCTACTACGTGGTTCATTAAATTGGTAATTGCTTCCATTTGAAATTCAAAGGTATAAAAAAAGACCCGCACAAAATTGTACGAGTCTTTTTTACCCAAACAAAAGGGGGATTTATAACGCTGTAAACGTTACTGAACCTGTGAAGCCGTCCTTAACAACTGAAACTGTATAATCGTCACCAGATAAAAACGAAGCCAATAACGTATAAGTTCCTGCAGGTGACTCACTCACTCCCGTAGGGTTACCAAATGAAACTTGGTTTGTTACGTCATAAATATCCCAGTCAGTTAAGCCTGTTACCCCTTGAAGTAAGATAGGATTTAACGCCGTTCCGTAGTCAAATGTAGCATCCAATGTTACAGAAACTGTAGTTACTTGTGAAGCAACCGCCAAATTTACATCGATAAGACCCGCCAAAGTATTGAAGTCAATACCCGCTTCCGTTGCTGTAATCATGTACATTGTAGAATCGTCGAATAAACGATCGAAGTCAAATGTTAACATAATTTTCTGAACAGTTGAGTCTGTAGCAAACATAAATGTAGGGTTCCAAGATTGGTTGTCTACAGGAATAGGATATAAATACCCGCCTACTTTTGAACCAATTAAGTTACCTGTTACGTCAACTACGTATACTCCAAATTCAACGCAACGACCTGCCTTCATTTTTCCTAATAAGGTCGGAGTTGAATCCTCACCCCACAACTCGCCAGTAAATGAACGCTTACCTTCTCTAAGGAACGCCATACGTCCGCTATTAGCCTCTTCAAATTGGCTTTCTGCCTTTGGTAACTCCACGTTCTCAAATGCAGGTAAAGGAAACCAACGTTTTGACGCGTCTTTGTCGTTTACTAAGTCATTCCAAGTTGGAAGGGTTGTGGTTAAATCTATACTGTTTGCAGTTCCGTCGTTAGCTGTCAACGGAACCATTATTAATTTACTTGTTACGCTCTGAATAGGAACGCAACCGGGACGCCCTGTGTTGCCAAGTCCCGCATTACAATTACATCCTGCCATGATTTCTTTTTTTTAACATTTACAATTTTCTTTATACTTCGTTAATTTTATTCGTAGCTCTACGCCACTTAAATTAGCATCTAAAATGTTCTGAAAATAACCGTTACTTTGCTCGGTTCCAAAACGGGTGAAATTAATTATTTCGTACGTGTCAAGGGTTTTGTAATTCCTATCGTTTTTAACCACCTCAATAAACTTTTCAGCCAATTTACTCATCGGTACTACAACGTTATCAATGTGATCCTTTGTTAAGTAGTTTACTATGTCGGTTTCGTCTAAGAAAAAAATCCTTAAATCACTTTCCCACTCGTAAACGCTTTCCCTTCCAAATCGTGTGTATCTAACATCGTGTAACAACCATACTAATGGCGTTTTCGTTGTAAGGTCGTTGCTTACTTTGGTCCATTCGTTGTTTGCACTTATTTTAGTTCCAGGCACGAAATAAGGAGACGCAAGTGTTAACACTCCATTCGCATTATCTGCTACTAAATATTCATCGGTTTCAATCCCTGTTATCAATAGATCGCCATTTACGGGGTCTGTAACGTACTTTCCTACTCTCGCGTAGGACGTATCACAAGTGATCGTCTTTTGCTGTATAGGGTCGTATAAACCAAGTATCGTGTTATCTATTTGATTTACTAAGTATTCAACCGCTTGTGAAACATCTTTTGTCATAACCAATAAGCCGTTAGTTTACGTACTCCTCTGAACTTCCTGTAATCCCCTATTCCAATATAATTAACCTGAATAGATGCAGTTAAATTAGCCCCCTGTTCTATATTAACATAATCCCCAATTTCATAGTTCTTACCTCCATCTACTATTTTAACCTCTATAATGCTACCATTTGTAACGTTAGTGATAGTAAAAAATGCATCATCATTACCTCCAGGAATAGTTATAATATCTCCAACTAAATAATTCTCTCCTGCATTCTCTATGCTTACACTTGCTACCTCTCCTAAAATATTGGTAACTACATTTACCTGGCAATTAGTACCTGATCCTGTAGTAATGGTATAAATACCATCCGTGTACCCTGTGCCAACTGCAGTAATTGTAAATAGATTAATACCTCCATTGCTATTAGCCACAATATTTACTAATGCGCTTTGACCTGAGCCATTTACACACGTTAAATTGTTTGCAGTAACATATCCAATGCCTGCATTCGATATTGTAAAATCTACAATTTGCCCTAATGGAGGATTATTTGTGTATTTTATGAAGTCCCGAATTGAATTATAGGACCGTATTGCCTCGTTATAACGCGTGTACATCATGCTGAAAAGCGTGTTCGCAACCGTGCTATTTTCGTTCTGTGGCGTTACAAGTCCTATCGGCGTAATTTGATTACTTAAGTCTTTTACGTACTCGAAATAAATAAATCCTTTCAACATTTCTTTAATCCCTTCGGAGTCTATTTGGTTTACTCCTTCGTATATTCCATTGAAATAGTAGAAGTTATATCCCATGTCTTCACTCAAAGGATTAAATACAACTAAGAAATTCGGGCTTTGCGGCACGTTATTCAGTAAGTCGCTTTGGAAGTCGTTGTATAAACTTACTCCAAATAACTCTTTTAAGTAACGTGGTTCGTATCTATTTATGTAGTCCTGCAATTTAGCGGTGTCGTACATCCCTGTAGATATTTGGTACTTACCCGTAAAATCTGTTGTTGAAAGTATCATCTTATTTTAGTTTTCCGTAACCTTTGTTAATCAATATTTCAGCCTTTGAGCCTAACATTTTCCATACTTGACCCTTCGGTAAGCCTTTGAATGTTCCGTTGCTTACAAACGTGTATTCCTTGTTTGGATCTAAGTTAACAACTTCGGTAGCCTCAACTTGTGGGGTTTCCTGTTGCACCTGCTCAACCTTGTTTACAAGTTCTACGTTAGCAATCTTCTTTTTTCTCGGTTTCTTTTCCATTTTAGTCTAAATTAAGGTGCTGTAATCGCTGCAATATCTGTAGTTATATCAGATTGTACGAATGCGTTAACGTCATTACCTTTCACGTATGCAACCAAACGAGCTTCGCAAAGGATTGTTACCATGTTACGAGTAAAGTCATCGTTTTCGTAACCTACGCTCATGTTCATATCCTCACGGAACTTAATGTTGAATTTAGAGAAATCACCAACGATCATTGTACCGGCAGTAATGTTGTTAGAAGAAACAACGATTAAACCTGCAACTCTCATGTTAGCATCCCAAAACGCTGGGTAAGAATACTCACCTGTTGAAGTTTTAGTTAACTCAATTTTAGCAACGTCCTCTGGATTCAATACCACGTGAGTAGGCTCAAAGTTAGCCGCTTGAATTTGTGCTTTTGCAATTCTAATCAAGTCAGAAATGTTTGCACTTGGAACCGCGTTTGCGAATGAACCTGCTGCGAATGCCGGAGCTACGGATAAGAGACCGTTCAAGTCGTTACCACCTGCACCGTTAACCAAAGACAAGTCAATGTTTTGCTCGATTGCTTCCATTAATTCAGTGTTGATTTCTGAACGTACAAATGAAAGGTCTGCTAACATTTCCTTAGAAACTTTGATATAAGCAGCGATTTTCTTAACTTCTTCGCTTACTTCTTCGTACTTAACTTCACCGTTAAATTTAGCACCCGCCTCGTTAACCCAAAGTGACTCCTCTGCACCCGGTGCAACTTGTTGAGTTTGTTGAATGTAAGTAACGAATTTTGAAGTTGTTGAACCTACGTTAGAAATTTCGCGAATTCTACGGATAGGACGCGCAATTCTGTTAACTCCTGGCTCCAATACTGAAAGCGCAACGTTTCCTGTATAATCACCGTCAATTGTAGTGTCGGTTTTTACTTCAAGGTTAATTCTGTTACCTTTCTCGATTGAGTCAGCAATAGCCTTAACGTTGTCAGTATAAGTTTTTACCAACGCTTCTTTGATAGTTTTAGCGCCTTGTTTTTTAGGTGCGTTAACTGCTTTTTCTGCCATTGCTTCCAAACGTCCTTCCATTTTCGCAATAGCTTTTTCCATTTCTGAGTTCTTAACTTCAAGTGCTTTGTAGTTATCTAACTCGCTTTTAAGTTGTGCAACTTCGTCTTTTGTAGGAACCGTTGCCATTTTTTCTGTGAACATTCCGTTGATTTTCTCAACTACCTGCTCGGGTGTCAAATTGTTTTCCACGTTTTTTTAAGTTTAAAATTTTACAATTCATTTAATTCTTTGAGTTTCCCCTCACAATAACTTAGCATCGCTTTTCCACCCCAAAGCAAATAACTAATCGTTCCACACGCTTTTGTATCGTTTGGATCGTAGTAAACTTCTGCACGGCTTAGATAAGAGTAAGTGCGTTTTAAGGTATCAAGGCTTAGACCTTCACCGTTTGCAATTTGGTTGGCGCGTGTTTTGCCTACGGCTGTTGCGCACGTGTTTCCTATTGCTTCATTTAACTCCATACCTTTACGGGCATTGTCTTTTGCTTGTTGAGGGTAATCGGCATACGTTTGTTTTGTTTCGAGTACCTCCATGACCGCTTTCCAACTGAATACCTGTGGCTCCGGCTCGTACACTATTTCCGAATGGTTGCCCGGTTCGGTTTGTGCGAGTAAAGTCAACTGACTCGATAGGAAGTTAGCCTTCATTTCAAGTTCGTACAAACGTTCGTCGCTACCTTTTCCATTTACTAAGGCTTTGATTACTGTTTGTAAGTCCTCGGAAATTCTATCTATAAAGCTCTTCTTTTGTTCGCTTTTCATTATTTCTACTACGTTGGTTAATTCATTGGCTCCGAATGTAACCGCTGAACCTTCCCAAAGTTTAACCTCTTGTAATAAGGTGAACCCACCTGCAGGGTTGGACGTGTCTTTTACCCACTTTGTTTTGTCTGTTACGCGTTGAAAACCTACGGAATGTTCTTTTATTATTCCGTCCTGATAATCGCGCCAAGCGTCCTCACCAAGTGTTGACGTTCCTAATCTACCAACTGCGAAAAGTCCGTTATCGTCCTCTTGTAATTTACTGAATACTCCAATTTGTTTTTCCCAATCATGGTGTCTAAGGAAGGCTATTTTTCTATTTGACGGTGCCATTGGTCCGCGTTCCTGGATTGATTTCTTGAATGCACCCTTTTGGATCACGTCGTTATCTGAGTCCACGTTACCGAATTTCGCAAGGTATACGGCAACTTCTCGTTTATCGCCGTCCATATCTTTAATTTCGTAACCGTTCTTTGTTTCGTATTTACTCATGTTCTTTACATTTTTTTCATTCCAAGCTACTGTACATACTGCCATTCTTTGCTCACTTTCGTATTCACCGGTCATTGTGTCGTCACTCATGCAACGGCTTATGAACTCCTGTTCTGTTTCGTCTGCTATTGGCTTAGGTATTGGCATTATTTACAGGGTTTGTTATCATTGAATTGGCTACTGTTACATCGTATCCGTAGTAATTTACGAGGGTGTTTATAGCTGTTTGCCTATCCATTTGACCGCCACTTACTGCGGCATTGAGTCCGATAATACCGTCAAGACCTCCAACCGTTCCTTTGAGGTTTGTTTGCGCCTGTGCAAGTGCAGCCGCTTGGCTTTCTGTTCTATCCTGTTTCTGTAATTCAATACCGAACTCCTCGGCATACTGCTGTTGATTTACAACGCCGTCTTTTAACATTACGCTGAACGTGTCCACTTTGGTTTTTTCTGCTGCGGCTTTTTGCGTTTCATCGTCCTGCAATATTGGTAAATGATCGAAATTAGCTTCTAAATGGTATTCACCTTGTAACCCCCACTGCGCTATCATTGAATCGTACATTTGTTGCGTTTCTGGAATGATTGTATCTGTATAAGCCATGCGTATCGAGTCCCTAACATTGGTAAATGTAGCACCCTTATCACTACTGAATAGGTTGTAATTTAATCCAAAGGCGTCAATTATTGCTAATTTATCCTCGGTTAACTCCTCGAATAACATTAAGTCCCTGGTTGGGTAACTCATTGGTTGCCAATTAACGTTCGACTCTGTTATAATAAGTTCGTCTTTTTGGCGTCTGTACCAATCTTTTTGTATCTTATTACGTTCCTCTGGGGTCATTGGTATTGCTCCACCCATATCGTTGTTCTGTGCGCTTAAAATACCTATCGCTCCAAGGTTTTCAAGTAATACATTTCGCTTACGATATGAAGCCATTATATTCGATAGTGGCAACCTCAACGAGTCTATGCGTGAAATAGGCTTAACTATGTTCATTCCGTCCGCTGTGGTTAAGTAAATTGCGTCTTGTATCTCTATTTTTTCCGTGCTTCCATCGTCATAAGTGAATACAAATGAATCAATAAGGTCGTTAATTTCCATTTGTTTTAGCTTCTTACCACTTAAATTAATCTGTATTTTGTTATTTGGTAAGGCAATTATTAGGTTTCTTTGATTGAAACTACGCAAAGGACAATAAGCCACCACGTTCGAATATAACGCATCCTGAACGCTCATTGAATACACTACATCGCTCCATGACTGAACTCCGTTAGGCTTGTTAATTAAATCATTTATCCAGTGATTTTCTACAACGTTACCTGCTTTATCGTGAAGGATAGGTTTATTGGCTGACATCATTGTAGCACGTTTGTTTACTACGGCTCTGAGTTCTGGAATGTCTACGAATAAGCGCCATGCGTCGCCCGTGTCAAGCCAAACGGCTTCTTTTTTACCCCAAATTTGCACCGCTGGTGGGAATATTTGGCGCGTTAACTGTGAAAAACGCTGTGTGTCGAAGTAATTATCTACAAATGCGCTAACAAATTCAAATGCCATTGGCGAAAGGTTTTGGCAAATGTAATGATTAAATTCTAATAAAAAAGGGGGTTAAATTTTAAGCGAATTGTTTAAACATTGATTGAGCGAATATTGATAAACCTGCTAAGCAGTCCGGGGCATCGTCATTTTTGTTCTTACCTTCCTTACTGAAATGCAGTACGTTTTGTAAAAATAACTCACACTCTGGCGTTCCTGTGGTTACAAATGTTATTCTTTGCTGGATCCATACAGACTGCATAATAATACGGGTAATCTTATTAGTGGAATTGTGGACCGGTAGTATCTTTGTTTGTGTTTGCTTTTGTAGGTTACGGCTGAACATCGCGCCCATTGAATTACTTTCTACCCTGCAATAGGCTACTTTCCATTGGTTTAACTTTTGGCTAATTATAGGAAGGGTAACGTCTGTATTCGCTTTGTTGAATACGTAATCCGCTAAGTAAAGTTCGTTGTTTGCGACTGCCAAAATAGCGAATGCAGTGTAATCTGCGCCTTGGTCTGCTACGTCACAATAGGCAATGGTTCCCTGTACGGTGTCTTTTATCGTGTTAAAGTCGGTTAGTGGTATTGTTTTGAGGTCATTGAATAAGCGTCCTTTTATGTCTACGGGGCTTTGCATATATTCAGCTTCCCAAATACTTGGCTCGGTACGTTTCTTCTTTTCCAGGTACTCCTCTGTTGTCATTACGGCCTCGCAAAAGGATTTATCTTCAATTAGAGCCGGGACCACAATAGATTTTTCGTACATTCCTTCATTCATTTGGCGCCCCATTACGTCGTTAAGACTCCAACGAGTACCGATATCAATACGCTTACAACCGCTTTCAAAACGTGAATCGTGTGTTGCTTCCTTCCATTGTATTATTCGTTCGTTCTGCGTGTCTGAAAGGGCCTGTTCTAACCCTGTGTAAAGATCATCGGTAACGGCTATGTTATCCGCTCCAAAGCCTATTATCGTACCGCCAACTCCTGCACCGAAATAACTTACCTGCTTTGCGCTGTTTGTATTCCACCCTTGAAGGTTGGCTTTGTCATCTGATAATTGGACCGTTGGAAAAACCTCTTTGAATTTATCGCTTTTAACTATTGTACGAACGTCATAACTGAACTTTTGGTATAAGGTCGCCGTACAAGTGTTACGCATCACTGAACGCTCTGGATTACGTCCAATAGTCCACGCACAAAACAAAGAACTTACATAGGATTTACCTGCTCGTGGCGGCATGGATACGCTTAGTGAACGTATTTTATTATCCTCTATTTCTTGGAAGGCTTCTGCGACTTCCCGTAAAAATAAACGAGCGTTGAAAAATTCCCGGTCATAGTACTCACAAAACTCCCAAAACTCCCTACGGCAAAGTTCGAGGCGTAGTAATATTCGTAATGCGTCACGCTTTTCATTCACCTTTTAATATTTCTTTTATTTCGTCTGTGGATAGTCCTGTTAAATCTACTTCCGTGTTTTTTTGTTCTACATAGGTCTGGTTCAATCTTTTGTGATCGTCGCCGTCAGCTACTATTTTGAATGCTGCTATTTGAAGGGTGGCGTTATCTGACTGAATCCACTTTTGAAGAAGGTAATTTGTAGCCTTTGACCTATTTTGCTCGAAAGCGTCTTTTATTGTGTCTAATTTATCCAATTTGTGATTGTAAGCGGTTGCCCTTGACATACTTAATGCAGTCCAATCAATATGCGCCCACCGCATCCACTTGTATTTCTCAATGGCTTTTAATAGTTCTTTTTCGTATTTATTTTCCATTACTTAGTAATTAAGTTTAAAAACTCTGTACGTGCTTTTTCATCCTCTTTAAACGCTCCTAATAACTTACTCGTTGAAGTCCAAGTATCGTGTTTTTTTACTCCCCTCATGCACATACAAAGATGCTGAGCTTTTAAATGCACCGCAACCCCCTTCGGGTTTAATTCTAATTGTAATCGTTCGGCTATTTGTGTTGTTATTCGTTCCTGGTTTTGGAAGCGGTTAGCGTATAAATCAACGGTTCTGGCTAATTTACTTAGTCCTACTATCTTTTCATTCGGTATGTAAGCAACATCTGCAGTTCCAAAGAATGGAGCCGTATGGTGTTCGCATATCGAGTAGAATGGAATATTCGTTTGTAATATCATTTCGTCTGTTCCCTCTGCGTCAAAGGTTGTAAAGTTAAATTCCTTTGGTTCGAGAAATTCACGCATAAATTTGATATAACGCTTTGGGGTATCTTTTAAGCCTTCTCGGTTGGTATCTTCGCCTAAATGCTCTAATATTAATTTAAAATGCCATTCAGGGCTGTTTATAGTATATTCCATAACTTGTGATTCTGTAGTGATAGTTTCCATTTAGGGTTTTCGATACATAAATTAATACAGTGTTTCATGTTTTCACTGTTTATTGTGAAGCCATCTGAGTGTGGACTTAACCAATAATGTTCTGCTTTTATGCTTGGTTGGGGTATTGATTGTCCTTTGTGGCGTACGTATCGAAGTTCTGTTACTCCATTTGGAAAGTTCTTTTTAATTACGTGTTCTGCTACCTTTGGTGAAACACAAATAAAATCTAAGCCGATTGGAGCCGGGTGTAATCCGCTTGTTTCTATTGCTTGATAATAGTTATTTTTTTTGAAATAGGCAATTATTTCTTCGGTAAGTTGGTCCAAAGGTTCACCACCGGTCCACGTTATTTCTTGGCATCCTTTTGCATTGCTTACTATCCAAAAAATAATGTCCTGAACTGACATTTCTTGACCGCTTTCGAACTCGGTATCGCATTTTATTCCGGCTGCAAAACAGGCGTTTTTAGCCTTGCATCCCTGCAATCTAATAAATACGGTCGGGGTTCCTATTCTGGCTCCTTCACCTTGTAAGGAGTAAAATATTTCACTAACTTTTAACTTCATATACTACGTTTGAGGATTTTGTTTCGGCTAATTCTATTCTGTAAATTGGTAGTTTTGTTTCACCGTTAATTCTGCTAAATAGCCAAATACAAAGATTTTCGGCTGAGGTTTCAAAAGGTACTTTTTTAATTGGTTCGTTTGCCAATTCTAAAACAGGAACTAAGGGATCGAACTCGTCTATTATAAACCAATGACAGTATTCTTTTATTATCGGTTCGACTAATTTATCAATGTCAGAAAAAAGGCAAGTTATTCCGCCTTTATTTATTTGCTCAAATTTAAAAAAGCATTTCACGTTGTAAGTATGTCCGTGAATGCGTCCACATTTTTCTCCACCGGCAGGGTTTCTGTGTGCTGCGTAAAAGTGATATTTTTTTTCTATAACCATTTTTTGTGTAGTTTTAATTTTACAAATATAAGCCAATACCAAAAAAGTCCGCCTATTATTTTTAAAGTAAACTGACTGAGGAAAATATACCAATCCACCGACCCGAATGCAATCATTTGAAACACTATCGAGTCAAACATAATTCCTACTGCATCGGATCCGTTTACTTTTATTAGGTAATCCTTTTCAATGTTTAATTGGTAAAACATTCCGGCTACAACCTGGGCGCCTGTAAAACCAAATATTGAAGCAAAAGCAATTAACTTAGTATCGTAATTGATTAAATAAGTAATTAAACCTGCTGCAATAACGAGCAACATCATTTTCGCAATTAGCTCAAAGCCCTTCCAAGTTTCGTGAAATAGGCATCGCATTACAAAATCAAATGGAATTAAAAAAAGGGCCGTGAAAATTAACCCTACATTACCGAACCATAATACTATAAAATTCGATAATACGAATGCTAATAAATAAATACTAATCTTGAGAACCTGCATATTTGTTGTATTCATTTAATAAAAAATTAATAAAAAAA